GGTGCAAAAGAAAAGTATATGACAAGTTTAGCTTCTGATCCTACATTAATCAAATCTATTGCAACTGTTGTACCTAGAATCTCATTTGATTTAACAGGTATGAGTTATGATGTAGGTCGTAAGCAAATGAGTATGCTTCGCAATTTTTCTGCAAACACCACTACATCATTAAGTACTCAACATGCACCTGTACCATATGACTTTAATTTTTCAATGTCGATCTATGTTCGCAATACTGAAGATGGTACACAAATTTTAGAACAAATTTTGCCGTTTTTTACACCAGATTTTACGGTCACAGTTGATTTCATTCAACCAATGGATCAAAAATACGACATGCCTATTATTCTTAATTCTGTAAATACGACCACAGATTATGAAGGCGACATGATGAGTACTAGATTAATTACTTGGGACTTAGAGTTTACCGCCAAAGGATACATTTGGCCTGCTGTTAAGACTGGTAAACTTATTCGCCAAGCAAATACAAATATATACTTACAAGCTAATACAACTACATATAATTTAGCAACTGCAATTTATACAATTCCTGATCCATATAATGCTATGCCAGATGACGAATTTGGTTTTTCAGAAGAAAGACTAGGTGAAACTTATCTTGTAGCAAATACCGGCGAATACATAATAACCGAAACAGGCCTTAGAATAAGAGAAGAATAAAAATGGCAAGTAAAACAATAACACAACTAACCGCTTTAGATACTGTATCAACAAATTTAGCTAATACACTTTTTGTTGTTTACGATACTGAAACAGGTTTAACTAAAAAAGCGTCACTATCGCAAATAGATGCGGCCGTTGAAAGATCAATACAAAATGTAACTTCTGCAGGCATTTATGCTAACGCAGCTTTTACAACAGCCAACTCCGCATCAAGTTATGCTAATGGTGCTTTTGCTAGTGCCAATACAAAACTTTCATTGACTGGTGGAACAATTACAGGCACTCTTACAGCTAATAATCTAACAGCATCTAACACCTTTACAGTACAAGGAGTTTCAATTGTTTGGCATTCACCTGTGCCAACTACATCAAAAGGTATTTCAGGAGATAAATCTGGTTATATTGCAGTTGATGGTGATAAATTATATCGTTGTGTAGAAACTTATACCAATGGTGCAAATAATATTTGGAGATATATAAACTTTACTGGTGGAACTTGGGGTTAATTAAGTGAAAAAAACTAATGAGAAGTTATCTGAATTATTAAATGTAGAACCCATACCTGTACATACAGAAATAGTACCTATATTAGACCCCATTCAAAACGATGCGGAGTTTGCTCGTGAAAATATTCGTGATTTGATTGCCAAAGGCAACGAAGCCATAGATGGTCTATTGCATGTTGCTAAAGAATCGGAACATCCAAGGGCATACGAAGTTGCCGCTAACATGTTAAAACATTTGACCGACATGAATAAAGATTTAATGGAAATACAAAAAAGAAAAAGAGATTTAGAACCTAAACAATCAAACAGTATGAATATTGATAAAGCGGTATTCATAGGATCAACAGAGGATTTAATCAAGATGATTAAGTCTAATAAATAGGAATACTATGGAAACATTAATTGAACAAATGAAAACAATTTTAGGTACAACTTTTGGGTTGTATTTTAAATCACATGCCTTTCATTGGAATGTTGAAGGTCCTGATTTTGCACAATATCATGGATTCTTAGGAGATTTTTATGAGTCTGTATATGGCAATGTTGACCCTATTGCAGAACACATTCGTGCCTTAGATTCATATGCTCCAGTTTCATTAAGTAGAATGATGGAATTATCCGATATTGAAGAAAAAGATTCTGTACCAAGTGCATTAGCAATGATTGAAGATTTAAAAGTTAGTAATGATCGTTACATGGTTCATTTGCGGGCCGGTATTACAGCAGCTGAAAGCGCCAATGAGCCAGCAGTAGGTAATTTTTTACAAGATATTTTAGATCAACATCAAAAACACGGTTGGATGTTAAGAAGTTTTACAAAGTAAAAAATGACTATTGATGATGGTTACCTAGGTAACTCCAGTTTAAAAAAACCTGGTACCGAAATATCGTACTCTGAAGAGCAATTAATTGAAATTGCCAAGTGTATGAATGATCCTATTTATTTTATCAGAAACTATGTTAAGATTGTTAACGTAGATCGTGGTCTTGTGCCTTTCGAAATGTGGCCGTTCCAAGAAGATATGGTGCGAGATTTCCACGACAATCGATTCTGTATTGCAAAGATGCCACGACAAGTTGGAAAGACGACCACGACTGTTGGATATATGTTGTGGTCTGTTTTGTTCAACGACAATTATTCGATTGCAATTCTTGCCAACAAAGGTTCTCTTGCTCGTGAAATTCTAGGTCGAGTACAGTATGCCTATGAATATTTACCTACTTGGATGCAACAAGGTATTTTAGTTTGGAATAGAGGTAACATTGAATTAGAAAACAAATCTAAAATATATGCCTATGCAACCTCTGGTGCAGGTGTTCGAGGCGGTACATATAACTTAGTATTCTTAGACGAGTTTGCTTTCGTACCTAATAACATTGCAGAAGAATTCTTTACATCAACCTATCCAGTTATCTCATCTGGTACTACAACAAAAGTTATTATTGTTTCAACACCAAATGGTTTAAATCTTTTTTATAAAATGTGGAAAGATGCCACAGAGAAAAGAAGTTTATATAAACCAGTTGAAGTTCATTGGTCTATGGTACCAGGCCGTGATCAAAAATGGAAAGAAGAAACAATACGCAACACCTCAGAAGAACAGTTTAGACAAGAGTTTGAAACGGAATTTATTGGTTCAACCGCAACACTTATCTCTGCGGCAAAACTTAAATCATTATCATATGAAACTCCAATAGAATCATCTGATGGTTTTGATGTGTATGAATATCCGCAAAAAGGTAGTATGTATGTTATCACAGTAGATAGTTCAGAGGGTGTTGGCCTAGACTATTCTGCATTTTCAGTAATCGATGTTACTTCCATACCTTATCGGCAGGTGGCAAAATATCGAAACAATAAGATACCAACATTGATTTACCCAACACTTATCTACTCAGCCGGTATGAAGTACAATGAAGCCTTTATTTTGTGCGAGACCAATAACATTGGCCAACAGGTGGTAGACATATTGCATTATGACCTTGAGTATGACAATATATTTAAATTAGAACACCACAATATTAAAGGTCAACATATTTCAGCTGGTTTCAAAAGGTCGGTTTCTTTTGGACTTAGAACAACCACTTCAGTAAAGAAAATTGGTTGTGCCAACTTTAAGGCCATGGTAGAGAGTGACAAACTCATTATCAATGACCAAGACACTTTGTTGGAACTATATACCTTTTCAAGAGATAAAGATACTTACAAGGCTGAAGAAGGCAATCATGACGACATGGCTATGACTTTGGTCATGTTTTGTTGGTTGGCTGCACAGAGTTTCTTCAAAGAAACAACAAACGGAGATATTCGTAGGCGATTGGTTGAAGAACAAAACTTATTGGTTGAAGAAAATATTGCACCTGTAGGTATTTTTGATGATGGTATCAAAGAAGAAGTCATTGACGATGGTACTAATAGATGGTCTTTTGTGCAAGACCGTGGTTATCCATCCTCAATTTTATAAAAACATAAATACATCATAAAATCGCATATCAGCCTGCAAATAAAGGAGATTAAACTATGGCTTTTCAACTATCACCAGGCGTGAATGTATCAGAAGTTGACCTTACTACAGCTATTCCTTCTGTATCTACTACTGTTGGTGCTTTTGCCGGAGATTTTCAATGGGGGCCTGCAAATGAAATAGTTTCTATTTCAAATGAGGTTCAATTGGTCGAAAGATTTGGCAAACCCGATAGTAATACATTCACTAGCTTTTTCACAGCATCAAACTTTTTACAATATTCAAATGACTTACGCATTGTACGTTCTTTAGGTAGTGGTGCATTTAATGCTACTACAACTGGAACTGGTGTTCTAATCGAAAATCGATCCGACTATGAAGATAACCATTCTTCAGGAACCGGTTCAAATGTTTTTGCTGCAAGATATCCAGGCCTTTTAGGTAACTCTATTAAAGTTTCTATTTGCGATGCTAATACTACACTCTTAGCTACTTGGCCGTATGCTGACGATTTTGATGCAAATCCAGGAACTTCAGATTATGTAACAAGAAATAACAGCAATGATACTTTAGCTAATGATGAAATTCATATTGTAGTTCTCGATACTACAGGTAGAATTAGTGGTACAGCTAACACCATTTTAGAAAAATTTGCTTTTGCTTCCAAAGCTTCTGATGCTAAAACTGATGACGGCTCAAGCAACTACTACAAAGATGTTATCAATAGTCGTTCTAAATATATTTGGTGGTTATCACATCCATCAGAAGGTACAAATTGGGGTAGAATTGCTGGCGACAATTTAGTTTATACAAAAGTTGCTTCGACTACTTACACTTTAAGTGGTGGTGTTACTGCGGCTCCTTCTGCTGCTAATCGAAATACAGCTTATGATCTATTCAGCAATCCAGATTCAATAGATATTTCTTTCATTCTTGCTGGAGAAACTACAGGGTCCACAACAATTACCGCTCTTTCAGCTATTGCTGAAAGTAGAAAAGATTGCATGGTTTTCATTTCTCCGCAAAGATCCGATGTAGTAGACAATGCAGGTAATGAAGCTACCGCTCTTGAAACTTGGAGAAATCAAACAGTAACTTCAATAGCTAGTTCATATATTGTTTGTGATTCAGGATACAAATATCAATTTGACAAGTACAATGATGTATATCGTTATTTACCTCTAAATGGTGATATAGCTGGCTTATGTGCAAGAACGGATTTACAACGTGATCCGTGGTTCTCACCAGCAGGTATTAATCGTGGTCAAATCAAAAATGTAATTAAACTTTCTTGGAATCCAACACCATCACAAAGAGATACATTATATAAAAATGGTATCAATCCAGTCGTAACATTCCCTGGTGAAGGTACAATTCTTTATGGTGACAAAACTTTCTTAACAAGACCATCATCATTTGATCGCATCAATGTTCGCCGTTTATTCATTGTATTAGAAAAGGCTGTTGCTAAGGCTGCACGTTCTTCACTATTTGAATTCAATGACGATTTTACAAGAGCTCAATTTGTTAACTTAGTTGAACCGTTCTTGCGTGATGTTCAAGGTCGCCGTGGCATCTATGACTTCCGTGTTGTTTGTGATACTACAAATAATACTGCTGAAGTCATTGATACGAATCGTTTTATTGGTGACATTTACATTAAGCCTGCTCGTTCAATCAACTTCATCCAACTCAATTTCGTTGCTACCCGTACCGGTGTATCATTTGACGAAATCGTTGGACGATTCTAATAAATAGAGGGATAGGAGAAATCATATGGCATTTAATGTAAATCAATTCCGCTCTCAGATGACTGGAGATGGTGCCCGCCCAAATTTATTTGAGGTGTCGTTACCATTTCCTAACTTTGCAGCACCAGGAACAGCACAACAAAAAACGACATTCATGTGTCGTAGCGCACAGTTACCAGGTTCAACACTTGGTATTGTGCCTGTAAATTATTTTGGTCGTGAATTAAAGTTTGTAGGTAATAGAACGTTTGTAGATTGGACAATCAACGTTATCAATGATGAAGATTTTGTTATTCGTAACGCATTTGAAAGATGGATGAATGGTATAAACAGTCACTCATTAAATGTTCGTAATCCTGCGGCTCAAACACCTGTTAGTTATACTGTTGATGGTGAGGTTCGCCAATATGGTAAAGCAGGTGATACAATTAAGAAATATAAGTTTATTGGTTTGTTTCCAACCGAGCTAGCACCAATTGAATTAGATTGGGGTTCAAACGATGCAATTGAAGAATTCACCGTGACTCTCTCCTACCAATGGTGGGAATCGGCTGAAGACGCTGTGGTATAAAAGTGGGGGATATTCCCCTACTTTTATTTTTTTAGGATGAATGAATAATGGCAATAAAACTTTTCGGTTTTACTCTCGGTCAAAAAGATGTAGTTCAGATACAAAAACCTGAACAAGCATCTTTTGCACTTCCAACAGAGGCTATTGATGATGGTGCAGTTAACATTACTCAAAATGCCCATTACGGCACATATGTTGATTTAGAAGGTGCTGTCCGTAATGAACTAGAATTAATTACTCGTTATCGTGAAATGGCAAATCATCCAGAATTAGAGATGGCCATTGATGAAGTTGTGAATGAAGCTATTACTCATGACGATGACGGTACATGTCTTGATATTGTTTTAGATAAATTAAAACAACCTGAATCAATTAAGAAAAAAATTAAAGAAGAATTTGATGCTATTCTTCGCATGATGAATTTCAATAATCTTGCTGACGATCTTTTTAAACGATGGTATATTGATGGTCGAATTTATTACCATGTTGTGGTGGATGATAAAAACCCTAAACAAGGTATACAAGAGTTACGATTTATTGACCCACGAAAGATTCGTAAGGTTCGTGAAATTCAAAAAGATCGAGATCAAAAAACTGGTGCTTCAATCATTAAATCTATTGCCGAATATTATGTTTATAATGATAGAGGTACTACAACGCAAAACTATACAGCACAAGTAAGTTCTGGACTTCGAATTGCTTCTGATGCTATTTTAAATGTTAACTCTGGTTTAATGGATGCTAAGAATACATTTGTAATCTCTTATCTCCATAAGGCCATTAAAGCTTTAAATCAGTTGCGTATGATTGAAGATGCGGTTGTTATTTACCGTATTTCAAGAGCACCTGAGCGCCGTATTTTTTACATCGATGTAGGTAATTTACCAAAAGGTAAAGCTGAACAATATCTTCGTGATATTATGGTTAAGTATCGTAACAAAATGGTCTATGATGCTGAATCAGGCCAGTTGCGTGATGATCGCAAACACATGTCGATGTTGGAAGATTTTTGGTTACCTCGCCGTGAAGGTGGTAAAGGTACAGAGATCACTACATTACCAGCTGGTCAAAATCTTGGCCAAATGGAAGATGTTTTATACTTTAGACAGAAGTTACTTAACGCATTAAATGTACCAATCTCTCGTTTAGAACCACAAGGTGGTGGTATGATTGGTGTGGGTCGTAGTACAGAAGTTACCCGTGATGAAGTTAAGTTTATGAAGTTTATTACTAGACTTCGTAACAAATTTACACAGTTGTTTGATCATGCATTAGAAAAGCAATTGGTATTAAAAGGCATTTGTACTACCGATGAGTGGGACGATTTTAAAGAATACATCTATTACGATTTTAGAAAAGATAATAACTTTACCGAATTAAGTGAGGTTGAACTTAATCGTGAAAGGATCAATTTGTTAACTCTTATTGATCCTTTTGTAGGAAGATATTACTCACAAGAATGGGTCAAAAAGAATGTACTTAGAATGACCGATGATGACATTAAGAGAATAGATAAGGAACTTAAAAATGAAAGCGAAACCCTCCCTTCCGGTCAGCAAGGTCCCGTTCTTGGCCAAGAAGGTGCCTCACCAACAGAATTCCCTCCCCAAGACAACACACAAGAGGACAGCTCCTCGGAGTCGATAACGCCACAATTAGATTCTGAGGTTGAAAAATATTCATTAGGTATAAATAAGAAATAATAGGAGATAATTATGGAACAAATTCAAGCATTTATTAAACAAGTGAGTACAGGTCAGGCTTCTGAAGCACAAGACACTCTGAACAATCTTATTTCAGCTAGGGCTATGGAAGCTTTGGCAAACAAAAAACAAGAAATGTCGTCTGATGTTTTTAACGGCAAGGAAACGGAATCTACAGAAGAAACTGCATGAAATTTTTAAGCGATTTTAAAAATATCTCTTTAGAAGAAGGTAAAACGGACTATAAAAAGTTTGATACCTTGGTACGAGCAGGCTTAGGTAATGCAACACAATTGCAAAAAATTCATCATGTTTTAAACAAGATGAAAGAAGAAACACCAGTTTTAACTGCATCTGAAAAAACTATTGTGCAACAACTATTAAATCAAATGATAGATGTTGTTACAAACAATAAACAACTATTTCAACAAACTCGCCGTGCAGTAAGAGAAGGTGTTGGCCAAGAAGTGGTAGATTCTTCAGATTATAAAGTATCACCTTCTGGTAGAAAAGTTAGAGCGCATCGTATCGTTACTGCTTCCATTAAAGAAGATAATGAAATTATTGAAGAGGCACTAAATATAGATCCTCCTTATACTTTATTGTTAAAGAGAGAAGCAATTCGTTTGTATCCAAATGGTACTAAAATTGCTTTGTATTATAGTAAAAAATTAGATAAGTATTTTTCAGTTCCGTATGGTGGTGATGCCGCTATTCAAGCTGAAGAAACAGTTAAAGAATCCGTAGATGCCATTGGTCAACTACAAAAGATTAAAGACAGTCACCAATACGGCACAGTAAACCATAAAGATGGTTCTGCCAGTAAGGTGGATGTACAGACCGCTCATGCGGTATTAACCATTCATAAAAATTTGAATGATGTTAATAAAAAGAAGTTTGCTGATATGGTGGCAAGATCATCACATCACATGAAGAAGGCAGCAGATTTTTCATTTAGTAAATTAAAATGAAATTTATAGAGGCATTATCAAAAGGCAATTTGGATGAGGCTAAGCAACATCTATTCAATCGCCTTGATGAGATTGCTAAACGAAGATTAGAAGAAGCAAAAAATTATGTTGTAGAGGACATGTTAGAAGAAGGTAACACTAACATTATTAAACAAGGTAGAATCGAAAAGATTCGCCGTAGAGTTAGAAGAAATTCGGCTGGTCGTATTGTAGTTCAAAAGAACCGCAGACGATCAGGCATTAAAGGTTATAGAGTTGCAGGTAATCGTGTTGTACGTATCTCTGCAACAGCAAGAATTAAAAAGGCTCGTTTATTAAAACGATCATGGAAAACAACTAGAAGGGCAAAACTGCGCCGTTCGCTATTGAAAAGAAAAATGTCAATGCGTAGGCGCACATCAATGGGACTAAAATAAAATGCCATACGAAATTTTAAACAGCAAGAGAAGCAAATCTATCATTCGTGTAACTGGTAATACGGCAACACGGGTTAATTTGAATAGCTTATCAACAGATCAAGCTACTGAAACTATTACTGGTGCTGCAATCACACACGTTATATCCACAACAGATGGTTTTTGGAAAGTATATCGTGGTAATGATAACACAGGCACTCTAGTTTTGGACTTACAGAGTTCAAATGATTTGCCTTTAACACAGTATGATATTGTTGTTGCTAATAATTCTACGGCAAACATTTATGTAACGAATAGTGGTACTGGCGGTACTTTAATTTTGTCATTAAGTAAAACTGCAACCTTTAACCCATCATTAACGGATTTGTAAAATGAAACTTATTAGAGAAACGGTTGAGAACGTAAAGTATCTCAGAGAAAATTCCGAAAACGGTAAAAAAAATCTTTTTATTGAAGGTACTTTTCTTGTAGGTGACAAAGTAAATCGTAACAATCGCATGTACAA